GAGAAAGAGACAAAGAACATGTCTCGCCGAGCAATCGCACAGGAGTTGGAGTGTTCCTTCAATATGTCTGGCGAAACAGTCATCCACGGCGACGAGATATCAAGATTAGAAAGCGAAATGACGGAACCCGAATACAGAGTAGGGTTCGATAGAAACATTTGGATTTGGGAAAAGGCACAACAAGAAAACAACTACCTAATAACTGCCGATGTAGCACGAGGCGACGGAAAAGATAACTCAACATTCCACATCATCAAGTTAGAGACTATGGAGATAGTTGCCGAGTATCAAGGAAAACCAACATTAGACACCTATTCAGAAATGCTATTCAGCACAGGAAAAGACTACAATAATGCAATGGTAGTAGTAGAAAATAACTCAGTTGGATACACAGTTCTTACAAAGTTGAAAGAAATGTGTTATACTAATATATACTACTCCATGAAGTCAACTCATGAGTATGTTCCACAGGTTCAAGCGGAAAACATGTCCAACACTGTCTTGGGTTTCTCAACAACATCAAAAACTCGCCCTATTATCATAGCAAAGTTGGAAGAGTTTATCCGCAACAACCTAATTACTATTCGATCACAGAGAACAATAAACGAATTAAGGACATTTATTTGGAACAATGGACGTCCAGAAGCAATGAGGGGATACAACGATGACTTGACAATGGCACTCGCTATTGGATGCTATGTTCGAGACATAGCTTTCGAAGCAGGAAAGGTAGAACAAGAATACCGAGAAGCATTCGTCAACTCAATGTTTGTAGCAACTACAAGAATAAATAATCAGATAAAGGGACAAGAAGGTTACCGCAAGGAAACAAATATGGATTCGGAGCAACGACAAGCAGCAGAGCTTGCACAACACTTCGGATGGCTTTACAAGGGATAATACATTATGGCAAAGAACAACAGCAACCCCAAAAATAATCAATCAGCTTTATTCAAGCAGTTGACTCGCCTCCTCTCTGGTCCATTGGTAAACTACCGAACCCAGACAAGCAGAAAACTATCAAGAGTTCAGTTAGACAAGTTCAAGTTCCAGTCCGCATCTGGACTAAACTTCAAGAAGGCGAACTACAACCCATTTGAGCAACTAAGCACCGCTATTATGGCGAACCAAATGCGTGCCGAGCGATACCAAGACTTTGAACAAATGGAATACACTCCAGAAATAGCATCCGCAATGGACATCTACGCAGACGAGATGACTACATCGTCAGACTTATCTCCACTCCTCTCCATCAAATGCTCAAACGAAGAGATAAAGTCAGTTCTAAACGAACTCTATCACACCGTTCTAAACATTGAGCACAACCTATTCGGTTGGAGTCGCACAATGTGCAAGTACGGAGACTTCTTNCTATACCTCGACATTGACGAACGCCTTGGAATCCAATCTGTCGTCGGACTACCAACACACGAAATAGAACGACTTGAAGGCGANGACAANACAAACCCAAAATANGTCCAGTTCCAGTGGAACTCAGGCGGACTAACATTTGAGAACTGGCAGGTAGGACACTTCCGCATCCTCGGCAACGACAAATATGCCCCATACGGAACTTCCGTCCTTGAACCCGCCCGTCGTATCTTCCGCCAACTTATCCTACTCGAAGACGCTATGATGGCGTATCGTATCGTTAGGGCACCAGAACGCCGTGTATTCTATATTGATGTCGGAAATGTATCCCCATCAGATGTAGANCAGTACATGCAGAAAGTAATGACGCAGATGAAGCGCAACCAAGTCGTTGACTCCAACACTGGGCGCGTTGACTTGCGNTACAATCCAATGTCTACAGAAGAGGACTACTTCATTCCAGTCCGTGGAGGAGTATCATCCAAAATAGAACCCCTCTCAGGCGGTTCTAACACAGGCGACATCGACGATGTAAAATACCTGAGAGACAAACTCTTCTCGGCACTAAAAATACCAGCATCTTACCTAACCCAAGGCGAGGGCGGAGACGAGGACAAAACAACCCTCGCTCAGAAAGACATCAGGTTCTCACGAACCATCCAGAGACTCCAACGCTCCATCGTCTCAGAACTTGAGAAGATAGGCATCGTTCATCTCTACACTCTCGGATACAAAGGCGCTGACTTGATAAACTTCAAGTTGTCCCTAAACAACCCGTCAAAGACGGCAGAACTCCAAGAGTTGGAACACTGGAATACCAAGTTCGACATCGCAGCAGCAGCAACAGAAGGTTTCTTCTCCCGTCGCTGGGTTGCCGACAACATCTTCAACCTATCAGAAGAAGAGTTCCTACGCAACCAAAGAGAGATGTTCTACGACAGAAAGCTTGACGCCGAACTTGAAGCTGTCGCATCCGAAGGCGAAGCAGCAGGAGGAGGCGGAGGTGCCGACTTAGGCGGAGACTTAGGCGGAGACTTGGGCGGAGACTTAGGTGGAGACTTAGGTGGAGAAGATGACTTGCTCGGAGATGCAGGAGACTTTGAGGAAACCTCGGCAGCAGAAGATGTTGCTTCCCCAGACGAAGACACTCTACTCGCAGCACCAGGTAAGAGAGACGACAAACGCAAGGGAAGTCGCGGCACAAGAGCAAGCGCAAGAAAACGCAGAGGTTCAGAGATGAACACTCCCAGAACGAACAACCCAGGTTCATACGGACAAAATGGACTGAACAGCCTCAATACCGTCACAGATCAGTATAGAAAAGCAGGATTATTCCAAGAAGACGTTCCCAATAGAGACAATTTAGAAGAAAGCATGTTGTTTGAGGTGAAACACGAGATCAAGGAACTAATTACAGAACTGAATAACAGCAAGTTAGGTGAAATAGATGCCAAGAAATAAACATAACAAGAAGAGAAACACTGCTTTTCTTTATGAAGCTCTTCTAAAAGAGGTTACAAAAGCAATCATTTCTGGAGACAGAAAGGCAAAAAAGACAGCGATAAGCATCTTGAAAGAGTCCTTCGCTCCAAAGACAGTCCTATCAGAGGAGTTAGAGTTATACAAGACACTTCTTGAAACTAAGGAAATGGACAACCTCGCAGCAGAGAAGATAGTATTCCAAGTCAGACAAGCGAGAAACAACATCAACGAAAGCGACATTCAAGAAGCACAGAATCGCCTAATAAGCAGAGTAAACAAAGAACTTTCTTCAGGCGTCTACTCCAACTTCGTTCCAAACTACAAGAACATCGCAACTGTGTCTCAGTTATTCTCTACCGACGAAGGCAACGCCAACATAAAGTCAGGCGTATTGCTTGAGCAGAAAGTCGTCGCATCAATGATGGAAGGCTTGTCTACCCCAGATGCTCCCAAGATGAAGCCAATAGACAACTTGGTATTCAAGTCTTTCGTATCAAAATACAACAAAGAGTATTCTAGCGGAATACTCAGCGAGCAGAAAGAACTTCTCAACCGCTACATCCTATCCTTCTCCGACAACGGAGTTGATGTAAGCATCTACCTAAATGAAGAACTCGGAAGACTCCACGGAGTTCTAACCGACGCTCTCGCATCAGACGACATAAAGACAGACACAACAATGGTTGAATCAACTAAGAGAGTCATCTCAATGATTGACGGCTTCCGCGAGACACCAATAAATAAAGACTTGATAGAAGATGTTCTAAAAATACAGAACTTAGTCAGCGAGATACAAGCATAATGACTATCAAAGTAACAATACCCAAGTCGCCTCCAAAGTTAGGGATAAAAGAAGACATCAATCTAAATGTTCGCAAGACACTGGGAAATCAGCTAGTAGTCTTCGATCATCCAGATGTAGACATCGTTATTTATCCCGAGAGTAAGAAAATATTAGCACTCTCAAAAGATAAGTCAAGCGAAGAAGTCTACGACACCCAAGACAGACTATTCAGACTACTAAGAGCAGAAGGCATCGTAGAACCAGAGAGCGTCCGAGGCGGTTATGTCTACGGCTCAATGGAAGCACAGATGTTCCTAAACGAAGACTACGATATGGTCAGGTTGCTCTCCACGGCATCAACAAGTTCATTATCGAAGAGAAGCCATACTT